ACAGTGTCCGATGAGATGAACAGCTTGTATCAATGGGGCGGCTTCAGTGACCATTGGAAAGGTGACATCGACGACGATGGTGTGTACCACAATGAGCATGAAAAGATGGAGCCATTCGCTCGTGTTGACTTCAACGGGTGGACGATGTGGGCGTATCCTTATTCGATATTCGGCATCAAGGACAGCGTAGGTAATCAACGTGTAGGGAGGTTTGACTGATGGAAAATACACAGAAAAAGCTGGATGCATTGCGTGTTGCTGTTGATGCAATGTCGTCAGTGTTAACTATAAATCCGCGAGCGTTCGACAGGTATCCTGAGATATTCAGTACGCTTGCTGATCTTCGTATGGATCTAATCGACATCATTGATGAGGAGAAGTGGGGCGATGGTTGCATTGACTAAGAATCAGCAACAGGCTTTGTTGCGGAAGTGGAGACAGTCTGATCAAGGTATGTCTTATCGTACGTTTAGGCGTACGGTTGAACCGATGGTGTGTGATCCTGCTGTTGTTGTTAAGTGGTGTGGTATGTGGTTATGCATCGAACCTGATGGTCGTGTTAATTCATAGGAGGAGTAACAATGGATATTCATTGCAGACATTGTGGTGAACCGTGGGATCATGACGAGCTTCATGATGTGGAGGGAGCGTCATACAAGGATGCTGTTCAGTTGTTTGTGGTGCATGGGTGTGGTGCGTTTGGTTTCGAGCCACCACTACTTACGTGTAGACGCAGTCCTATCTATCCACCTGAGATGATGGAGTTGATACGGACAGCGCAGGATATGTCTCCGTACCCTGACGAATGGAGTAGTCCTGATGAGATTGAGATGATGCTAGAGATAGCGGAGGAGATGTTCTGATGTCTATGGTCTTTGAGTGTGTTGTGTGCGATGAGTGGTTTCGCAATGAGAAGGAGGTGTACCAAGAGGACAACGGTGACTGTATCTGTGTGTCGTGTTGGGAAGATAACGTGGAAGAGCTAATGGAGAAGTACTATGGGAGAAGTAGTAGATCTGTTTAGTAAAACTAAAGTGTCAGCTAAGTGTATGCTGTGTAAGACAGTACACACTCGTACAGTTGACACAGATTCTTTAGGTCTGTATCTTTATACAGATAGGTTAGTGCAAGATTGTTTTCCATATGAGGACACAGCAACACGTGAGATACTCATTGGTAATCGTAGCGGAGCCTATCTGTGTGAGACTTGTTGTATTTATGAGGAGGAGTAGTAGTTATGCATTTTGCAGAGAAGAAAGTAGCGGATTACTTTGTTGATGTAGTCCTACGTGACCCAGACAAGAGCATTACTGTCTGTGGTGAGGGTGAGTATGCCGACGTTTCAAAGTCGAGAGAACACTTCACAATCCTTGACAATATGGGACAGTGTGACTTCGATGACGTGGGTGTGTGGAGTGAAGACTTAGGTGAGTTTGTTGCTTGGTTTATGTTTGTGTATGGCAACGTCACGAGTACCAGTGATGCGATAGAAGTAATCAGTGACTACTCATCGAGTGTGTATGCTGATAGTATTTACAGACAAGTAGAGGAGATGACACAATGATGCGATCAAGTGCCTGTTTATCAGACAAGCAAGAAATAGAAGAACACCGACGGTGTATCAATGTCATACGTAGTGCCATTGGGTATGACGTTATCAACAGTCCGCACAGTGATTACTTCGAGGAGCTAGAAGTATTACTCCACGATGCAGTAGTGAAGTGTGACGAGATCTCTGACAGGCTGAAGGAGCACGTGTACGTGTTCGATGTGACGATTACTGTCAGCCGTCGTGTTAATGTTCTGTCATCGGATGAAGACGAGGCGGAGCAAGCTGCAATGGACTACGCTATCAACGAGCTGGATTGTCCTATCGACTGGAACGAAGATAATGTGCAAGTGTTCCGTGATGAAGACGAAGAGACCACCAAGGTCTATGACGTGAGGGTGTAATGTATGGCTATTGATACATGGTATGTAGTGCAGAAGTTTAACCGTAAGACGTGGGAGTGGGAGGAGCGTGACAGTGATGGCTCTTCGTACAACTCTACGCTTGACAATGCAAAGTATTTTTGCGATAGTTATATCAAGGACGGCGAGGAGTGCCGTGTAATCAAAGAGGAGGTGGTGTATGATCCCGACCGTTAGTGTTAGTAAGATGACGGGTAAGCTGGACGGTATACAAGCAATCAATACCAACACAGCGACAAACCCGTTCTGTATCAAGGAGTCTAGTAGACCCGATGCCGACAAGATATGCGGAAAGTGCTACAGCATGAGTATGCTTTCTAGTTATAGGAAGAACTGCCAACCAGCGTTCCAGAGGAATAGTGACGTACTTGCGAGTGATGCTGAGTTCATTCTGCCTCGTACCTCCGGTGCATACGTGCGGTTTCATGGACATGGTGAGCTGATAAATGAGCAGCACTTCCGTAATTTATGTGCGATAGCTAGTGACAACAAGCACTCGACGTTTGCTTTGTGGACTAAACGTGTGGGTATTGTGCGTAAGAATCTGCATCATGTACCTGATAATATGATTCTTGTTTATAGTAATCCGAAGATAGATAACGTGATGTCATCTCCACCGCGTGGGTTCGACCGTGTATTCAACAACGTGTCGGAGTCGTATGATGGGGAAGCTAACTGCACTGGACAGAAGTGTATGGATTGTTTACTATGCTACAAGCGTGACACCACGCAGGTTATTGTTGAGCATGTCAAGTAACTGGGTAATAGGGGAGGTTTCTATGGGACGAGAACAGTGGGAAGTATGGCACGACGATTATCAAGACTATTGGGAAGGTGATCGTTGTATCTGGGACTATGCAGAGGAGTATCACGAAGACGATATCTCCAAGTACAAAGAGGAAAGAGATAGTGGCGAAGAAGGGTAGTTATCTTACGTACCACATGACACACCAAGAGATTGCTGATGAGTTAGGTATCAGTCGTCAGATGGTGCGTGTCATTGAGTATCGTGCGCTGCAAAAGCTCAAGCGTTCAGGTAAGCTACGTGCTTTCTTGGATCATATTAACGACGAAAAGGAGGAAAGGTATGGCAAGGAATACACGCCGATATGTTAAGACGCACAAACCGCGCAGTAAATCAAGAGGTAATAGTGCCGACAAATCCATTGGCAAAAGAAAGCGTTGTGTGGTATACTAATCTATATAGTCTATACAGTAAGTACTATGCATTAGTATTAAGTATTACTAATACATATTACTTTTATAATAGGAGGTGACATGGAACAAGCAGAACGTACTCGTATGATTGAAGAGTTAACTGAAGATCACATGTACAATGTGAATTACATGGAGGCAATGAACATGTTATTTAATCTTTTTGCAATGGAGTTTGAAGCGATGGATGATAAGCAGCTGGAGTCTCGTTATCTTTCTCGTTTTGGTTCTAGTCAGGAGGTGCATTGATGGCGTTTGTAGAGCTACACCAAAAGTGTAATGATTGTGGATCTAGTGATGCGTTGTCCTACAATGAAGATGGGTCGAGCTATTGTTTCGCATGTGCTACGTTTACCCCGTCCTCAGACGGCACAGGAGGCTCTGTGAGCGACATTAACGACTATCGGGTACCAACCCCAAGGGTTCCTGTAATGGAGCTTAGAGGGCAATCTAGGAGCTATCAGGAGAGGGGTCTCGATGCACGTACAATGGAGAGGTACTCCACTACCCTGTATGGAGACGAGGTACACTTCGGTTACTACACCCCTGATGGCGAATTAACTGCAGTTAAAAAGCGGACACCTGATAAGAAGTTCAGCATCGAGGGGGACTGGAAACGTGCAGGTCTATTCGGTCAACACCTCTTCCCTTCGGGTGGACAGTACATAACCGTAGTCGAAGGGGAGATGGATGCTCTGTCTGCATACCAGATGTTTGGTGACAAGTATCCCGTAGTGTCTATTCGTAATGGGGCGCAGGGCGCGGCGGCGGATTGTCGTAGGGCGTATGAGTTCCTCGATCTATTCGACAACATCATCTTCTGCTTTGACAACGACGAGCATGGTAAGAAGGCAGCGCATGAGTGTGCAGATCTGTTTGGTGGTAAGGCAAAGATCTACCAGCACGGTGAACACAAGGATGCCTCTGACTACCTGATGCACGCCGACAAGGATGACTTCATCAAGCGGTGGTGGGCTGCAAAGGTGTACACACCTGACGGCATGGTGATGATAGGGTCACTCCGTGAGGCGATGAAGAAGCCACTGATGGAGGCTGAGGTACGTTATCCCTACAAGGGACTGGATGACATGACCTTTGGCATTAGACCGACTGAGCTAGTCACCATCTGCTCTGGGTCTGGACTGGGTAAGTCTACGTTCATGCGTGAGCTAGTCTTCTCCATTGCATCGCAGACCAACGAGAGGATAGGTCTAGCCTTTCTTGAAGAGACGCCTGACCGTACTGCTCGTGGACTAGTGGGTCTACAGATCAACAAACCAATACACCTACCCGGATGTGATTACTCCCCTGATGAGGTAGAGTACGTATTCAATACGTTAGATCTAGATGACCGTGTTGTACTGTGGGATTCGTTTGGCTCCAACCAGATCGAAAACGTGCTGGCTAGGTTCCGCTACCAAGTCAAGGTGCTAGGTGTTAGGTACATCATCCTCGATCACATATCCATTCTGGTATCGGATCAATCCAATGGCGATGAACGTAAAGCCATTGATGAGATCATGACCAAGCTACGTATGTTCTGTCAGGAGATGGAGATATGTATGTTTGTTGTTAGTCACCTACGTAGACCAGAGGGAAAAGGACATGAGGACGGTGCAGTCACCAGCCTTGGGCAGCTACGCGGCAGTGCGTCTATTGCTCAGTTGTCTGACATTGTCCTTGGTCTGGAACGTAATGCACAAGCAGAAGATAAGATGGTACGCAACACAACACACGTTCGTGTACTAAAGAACAGGTTCAGTGGTATGACTGGACCATCGTGTTCGTTGCTGTATAATAAAGATTCAGGACGGTTGACGGAGATAATGGAGTGAGATGCGTTGCTTGTAACAAGATACTCAATGACTACGAGTTAACACGTAGGTTCACTGGGTCGGGGGAGTTTGTTGACTTATGCAATGGTTGTGGTAAATTCCTTATTGAGGATGACGTTACCATTGAAGGTAACTTAGACTATGCACATTTATCAGACATGGAGGAATCATACGATGTCGAAGATGGGGAACTGGATAGTTACTCAGGAACAGAACTTGGAGATGAAGACCAATGGTAGAGAACTCACAGAGCGAGAAGAGTTGGACCTTGCCTACTACGAATATAGTGTTCTTGGATATAGAAACGGATGGTCTCCAGCCATCGGTAATACACTGCGTGGTGACGAAGAGACCAAACGAGGATCACTGTCTCCATACCTGTAGGGAATCCCTGTTCGAGGAACTAGCTAGGGGTGGTCACGTATGCGGCCACAACTACATAGGCTTTGACGGACCCGTGCTGGAAAAGCTATGGGACATACGGGTACATCCTGATCGGGTGTTGGATACACTGGTGATGTCGAGGCTGTTTCATCCAGACGTACAGGGTGGTCACAGTCTAGCTACATGGGGTGAGAAGTTACGTTTCCCCAAAGGAGATCATGATGACTGGAGTCAGTTGTCTGAAGCCATGATCCAGTACTGTATGCGTGATGTGTCAGTAACAGAGAGGTTGTATGAAACACTATGCATGCAACTACAGATGTACCACTTTACTGACACCAGTGTGTACCTTGAACATGCTGTTGCACACATATGCAGAGAGCAGGAAGAGAATGGGTTTGCTTTCAATCTTACTGGTGCAAAGCAACTAGAACGTCAGCTTGAGACTAAGATGTTGGGGATAGAGGCAGCACTGCAGAATGTATTTCCACCCATCGCAGAGGAGCAGAGATATCACAAGACAACAGGCAAACCTTTACCGCTGAAGTATCAACACTTCAACGTAGGGTCACGTCAGCAGATAGCTGAGAGGCTCAAAGACAAAGGCGCTGTATGGAAAGAGAAGACACCATCAGGTAAGGACAAGGTGGATGAGTCTACTCTGAAGAAGAACCTACACATACCTGAAGCCAAGATGGTACTGGAGTATTTGCTGTTACAGAAGCGACACTCTCAGGTACTGTCGTGGATCAAGGCAGAGAACGGAGGACGTATACATGGGAGGGTTAAACATATCGGGGCAGTCACGGGGCGTATGGCTCATTCTAATCCTAATCTTGCACAAGTGCCTGCGGTTTATGCAGATTATGGTACTGAGTGTCGTAGCTTGTTTATTGTTCCTCCTGACCGTGTTCTCGTGGGTGCTGATGCATCTGGTCTTGAACTACGTATGCTCGCCCATTACATGGATGATGAAGCGTATACGAAAGAAATCCTAGAAGGTGATATACATACGGCAAACCAACACGCGGCTGGGTTACAGACAAGGGCGCAAGCTAAGACGTTTATCTATGCGTTCCTGTACGGTGCTGGTAACGCCAAGATAGGATCTGTCGTAGGCGGCAATGCAAGACAAGGCGGTGAACTCAAAGACAAGTTCCTTGAGAACACTCCTGCGTTAGCTGAACTACGAGAAGACATAGCAATGCAAGCAGGGTCTGGGTTCCTTGACGGACTCGATGGTAGACGGTTACGTGTTCGTTCTGCTCATGCTGCATTGAACACACTACTGCAGGGAGCAGGTGCCATTGTAATGAAGCAGGCTGTTATACATCTGTATGAATTACTAGAGCATGTTGACTTCAAGCTGGTAGCACAAGTCCACGATGAGTGGCAAATAGAGTGTCATCCTGATGATGCTGAGTACGTAGGCAAGTCCGCTGTACAGGCAATCATTCAGGCTGGCGAAACCTTCAACCTTAACTGCCCACTGGATGGTGAG